TTACTTCCTGCGTTTATCCCGCTTTGTATGTCCGTGCTGAATGCCCCGCAGTGGATCTTCTTTTTTCAGGTCGATCCCCATGTCCGTTAGTGTTTTTGTGGCGGCGGTTCTTATGGCACAAATCAGGTCTCTTTCCGGTTCCCGGGTTATGGTTGCCTTCCGGATACATGCCGTTCGTCGTTCCGTTACATACTGACGCGCTTCATCACTTGCCGCCTGTTTCAGTAACTCACCCCAGCGATTAGCCGCCCGTCGCCATAAACCTTTCGCTTCCAGTTCTTCCGCTTTGTCATCATGCACCATAAGCATAATCCCATTGATACCTGTTAAATCTGAATGGTTGGTTTCCGTTCTTTTGATAATTTCCCTCATAGCTTATTGTATGACAGTACTGTCCCACAATAAGGAATCACACATGAGAATGACCAGGCACAAAAAACAGATTCTTGAACTTTACAAACCTGAATATCGCGATTGGGTGCGGGTGGAGGCCGGAGATCCGCCTTTTGATGTTCGTGGTGTGACAGTGCTGCTCTATGGTTCCGAATATCAGCGATATCACATAGAGGCAACCCGACGAACGTTAAACGCTATGGTAAATGATGGGATCCTGTACCGCGTGAAAGTGCGCGAACCCCGCTTTGATGTGCGTATCGGTAGCGATGGCGCTCACTGTACGGTAATCCGGTACGGGCTGGGTAAATCAGATGATTAAATCACCAGAATGTAAATTTACATTCTGCCAGCCACCAGCTACAGAACGCAAATTTGCACTTTGCTGAAATATTAACGGGTTAGGCCAGAGTGCAAATTTGCATTATGCTTTAACTTCAGCAAGTTACCGCCGTAACCGCTCCGGCTTCTTCCACTGGTACGTTATTTTGGCTTTTTCCCTGTACGTCTGTATCCGGCGACGGTAGGCCAGCATTTCAAGAACGCGGATCCGTATGTCGCGCATATCCGCATCATTAAGCTGGATACCATCACGGTGCATCACCTCAGCAACCACACGAACATAATTTTCTGCGGTCACGCTGTCCGGCTGCGTGGCCTGTTCGTCAGCCTGCTGGCTGATTCCGGCAACGCGACGGATTAATCGCAGTAGTTCGGCTTCTGTCATTGTGCCCCCATCGTTCTGATAGTCTGGTGTCGTCGGGTCCTTCCAGGAATTATGGCCCGTTACGGGGCGGCGACCTCGCGGTTTTTCGCTATTTATGAGATTTTTTGATGGGGTGGTTGTTGTTTAATTGTTTGGTATATCTAATTGATAAGTAAGGTAAAAATAAAATAAAATAAATACAACAACCTTACGATGTATTTTGATGTCATTAATGTGAAAAAATTCAATGATATCAAATGGTTTTGTAAAAACACATGGTTGTTGTATCGCGTATTTGATGGCGTAACAGAAAGTGATTTTTAACTTTACCGCTCTGTAACTACGGATTATTCCATGCTGGCACGGAGAACGGCTACGGCATGACGCCACCCAGCCTATACAGAACAGTAAAGCCGATAAATTGTTAATCACGCGCAGCAATGCGTGTGATTTTTGCACACTTCCGGTTAACGGGTACGATGTCCGGTTTTAGTGTCTGTTTTTTTGCGCATGTCCGGTTCATGGAAAGCATGTTTTTATATTTTTCATATGGTTAACTTGCAGAGAAACCGGACATGGATCCCGAAAAATTTTCATAAATAGTGAAAACGCGCGAGGTCGCCGCCCCGTAACAGGTCCATATGCCGGAAAGGACCCGCAAAAAAGCCGGATTTCTCCGGCCTTGTCTCAGATGGTTTTCAGTATGCGATCAATGTCGCCGTCATCGCCCGGGTTTCTGCCATCGTATGCCATGCCAGCTGATACGGCTTGTGGGCTGTGCATGTCCATAAAGTTTTCAAAGGCTGCGGTAAGCTCTGGTGCAACCTTCTGGCGTTCCTGTTCTATGGTCATGTTCAGGATGTTTTTAGCCGTATCAACATCAATACAAGGCACGTTTGCCATTGCACGTAACAGCGGCTGATAGTCGTCAGATTCATGAAGCGACATAATCGCATCAGCGCGCGGCTTGTCCTGTTCTTCCAGTTTGTTAAGTTGATATATAGCTTCGTAGGTTGATAGACATCTGTCAGCCATTGCCCGCGCTTCAGCTTTAAATTTACTCGCCAGCGGTAGCGCCATGATACTTTCATTCGTTGCCATCGTTCCCCCCTGCTTATCGCGCCAGCGGCTGAACAGATACACCAGAACCCGCAAAGGCGGCACATTTTTTCGCGTCGGTGTCGACGCTCTCAGGCCAGTTAACGGCGGCAATATTGAATATCCCCGTCTTGTAACACTGTGCTGATTTCTGCGTTGACGTGTCCACGGGATACGCCGTCAGATAAACAGCCTTGCCAGATTCCTGACCATCCCACGGCTTAAATTCGCCATTGTCCGCCAGCATCAGCGGGGTAAATTCCTGAATAACGCCAGCATCAGCGGCAAAATGTACCAGCGTCGTGGCAACCTGCTGACTGCCTGCAAATAACTCAATGTATGGAGTGTCCATAGAATCCCCCGTTAACCAATTTTGACGGTAACAAATTTGCGAATATCTGCCGGAACCGGCTGCGGTGCGCTGTGCGTCTGCACGTACTCAATCGCCGGATCGCCGTCCTCAATCCAGTTTTTCGGGTAAAACATGTTTTGCGTTGCGCCCGTTCTGACCGCTTCCTGATCCATAATCGCACCATAGGCCACCAGCCCTTTATTGTTGGTGTTGCCCAGGACCAGCAAATCAGGCTCAAGGAAATATTTTTCGGTGCCGTCGCTGTCAGTGTATTTGCCGGAATAGACGATAAGGGCAATATCGCCCAGATATCCTTTAAAGCTCACCACTTCGCCCAGGTTTTTACAGGCCAGCTCTGCGGAGGACTCTGAACCACGGGAAAGATCGTACAGTTCGCGGAATTTTTTAAAGCTGCGTAACGTTCGCCATACCTCAGCGCCCATGATCATGACGTTGGAGGGGCAACCTGCTTGATCCGCATAAAGCTCGATATCATAGATTGGATCGTGGGTTTCTTTGTCCTGCTCGGACCATTTACGGCCTTTGGCCTGCTCTATGATGTTTTTTTCCGGTATCTTCCAGTCGATTTCATAGCGTTCTATGCCTTCGCCCTCAATGATGTTTTTTCCGGTCGTTACCGCATTCACCGCCAGCCATTCCACGCGCGCTTTAATCGCGTTTATCTGGCGGCGCATGTTGCCAGTAATCAGGCGCATACGGCGATAGGTTGGGTCATTAAGCTGTGCCGGATCTTCTCCAGCCATACGCATGATGGTTTTCGTTGGATCGATTTCGTGCTTCGGCTTCATGTATCCAGGTTTAATCGTGCTGGTTTCGTACCCTTTATCGCGCTGGACCTGACTACCCACCATAGGCGAACAAAACGCCGACATCGTAACCTCTTCAATGTCCAGGGTGTCCAGCATGATGCTTTGGGTGTTGAATGTCGCCACGTTCGGGAAAAACAGCGTGGTAAACAGCGGACTGAATTTAAATTCCGCAATATCCCCGCGATTCAGGTACGCGAAAAGCTGGTTAGTGTTAAGTGCCGTTGCTTTGCCTGCCATTATTCACCCCCATAATTTTTATGCATCCCAAGCGCCGCAAGTAAATAAGAGCGTACAAGTGAACCTATCGACGGCTCCGGCGTCATCAGCGGATCCAGTCCAGCCGCCACGCCAGCCTCATAGTTTTTTTTGTGGCGCTGCTTGAGCACCTCCACGATTTCGGGGCTTATGTACACCGAAACACCGCCTTTTTTCTCTTCAGCCATAGTAAGAAATTCCTCTTTGACTTAAAAAATCATAACTGGATGTTCATCCAGTTATGATTATAATCATGATTGCATTTTATGCAATGATGTTGAGTTGTGTTGCAAATTATGAAATGATGATCCCGATCATGTGTGTCAGTGCACCAAAAAGCCTCATATGCAAAAGCCCGATAAGCCACCTCTGACCTTATCGGGCTTTTTTATCTGCCTGCAAAGATGTCGAACAAAAATTAACCACAAACATCATCTTTTTTGCATCAAAACAATTAAAAACAATAAATTACGCTCATGATGATGATGACGATAAAATCACAAAAATGCGCTTTTTTCCGCGCCTCCCGCCCCGTGTTCAGGCCCACCCCGCTAGGAGGACCCGTAAAAAAGCCGGATTGCTCCGGCTTCTGTCACTCGTCGCTTAAAACGGTATGTTATCCCCGTACGGATCATCATTCCCCGCCTGTTGTTTTGCCCTGTTCAGCGCGTCAGTAGCCTGGCCCTGTTGACCTTTTTTGCCGCCCAGTCGCGCCGTTCGCGCACTGATTACACTGTCTGCGATAACCTGCCAGCCCTGCCGCGTTTCTCCGTTCTGCCCAGTCCACTGGCTGATCTGCATGTTACCCGCCACGCTCAGGAGTTCACCCTTGCGGTGCCTTTCCAGTGCTTCGGCCTGTCTGCCAAATGCCAGGACGGATAACCACATCGTCGCCGTTCCGTCATCTGCCTGGCTGCACGGAAGGGGGACCGCCATACGCGCCAGCGTCATCGGTGTGCCCTTGCTGGTCTGTTTTACCTGCGGGTCGTCCACCAGCCGCCCGTAAGCGGCTATCTGTGCTGTCATGATTCCACCTCTCCGGTTTTAACGTTGATTGTTGTTACCTGTTCCGCTTCGGCAATCTCCCGCTCTGTCAGCGTGGCAAAATTTGCCGCCGTCGTGGTCATGAATGCGCTTATCAGGTCGGGATGTGCTTTCGCGTATCCTTCCCCCGCGTGGCGGTCTATCGTTCTGATTGCCACCTTTAAAGCGTGCTCTGTCATGTCTAACGCGCGATATTTCGGTTCTGTTCTGTCTCTGCGTTTTTTGAGTGATTTATTAAATTTCCCTGAAGTGTGCATATTTATTTTTACCCCCTCGTTTAAAAAGTTTTGAGTTGTGCCTCCCCTTGTCTACCTTATCTACCTTAGTGGCCCTCATGCCAGTAATGGCGCGGCTTTCAGCGGGGTAGAGTGCTTTTATCCACTATCTACCCCGTGTCTACCTCCCTGTCTGATTCAGGTAAAATCAGGTAGAGAGGGTAGATAGTGGGTAGATAGTAAAAAAAGGCTATCTACATAACTTAATGCACTGAATTAAATGTATTTTTCTTTACTCAGGTAGACAGGGTAGACAGCAATTACAAAAAATTATAAAAACGCGTCGCACTCGTCTGTTGTTATTGCGTTAGTCTGCGTTACTCCCTTAACTTTCCGCGTAATATATTCATGTCCGTAAACTTTCGCGGCTGGCTTCATAGCCTTGCCAAAGTCATTTACGTTTAGCGGTTTGCTCCTGCCTGCGTACGCCATAAACGCCAGATAGACGCGATAAAGGCTGTTCCTGGTCGTGTACTTCACTGAATCACCACCGCCACCCATCATCAGGCCGCGCGCTTCCTCCAGAAAATTCAGGAACTGGCAAAACTCAATAACCGGATCCGTCTGTTGCTTTATTGCCAGTGCTTCATCACCGTCACGCTGTTCCAGTAGTAAAGCCCGTGCCTTCTCAGGGTCGGTAAAGTTCGCCAGCAATCGGCGGATAATGACAGGGATTTCAGCCGCAATCTTTTCCGGTAGCTCCCTGTCTTTTTCGGCCTCACTGACGATATTGTCGAAACGGAAAATTACGCGACGACGTGACACACCTCCGGCCCGTTCGGTGAATATCATCGGGTTATTGTTGGTAGCCAGCACCACCGCCCTGATTACCGCCGTAAAACGCTTCTCATATTTCGGGTTTATTTCCACGGGGTCGCCGCCCGTGATTTTCTTGATGCCCGTTCCTTCGCCTGTATATTTCGGCTGGTCAGCCAGGACGATAAGACGACTCCCGACAACCTGCGCACGTCCACCAGCATCATCAAGCGATGTCATCTCCGCGCTCACCGTGTTCTGTTTCCCTGCCAGAAGGCTGGCTATGTGCGTGAATGTACTTTTACCGCTCCCGCCGTCTCCGGTGGCCTCAATAAACATCTGCCAGTCGTACCGGTTCGCCATAATCATGTACAGCGCGGCACATATACGCATCATCTTGCGCGGGTCTTTTCCGGCTGCGTGCTCAAGCCATTTATGAAAGTTTGGCGCGTTATCGCGGATGTTCTCCCCAGGTGCTGGTGGCGTGTACTCAATGCCGTTGTGCGTGGTGATCCAGTTCTCCGGCGTGTGCGGGGAAAATTCCCCCGTTTTCAGGTCAAGCGCACCATTGGCGAACGGCAACAAATCGCCGGACGGCTCGCCCATTGGTTCGGCAATAACTTTTAACGCTTCCACGGCGTTATTGATTACGCGCTTGCTGAAAGTGGCCCTGTGCTCTGAATAGATCGCCACCATTTCGCGGCTAAGTTCCATTGTGCTGACCGGACACCATACCCCGCCGCGCCATACGTGAACGATTTCACTTTCCGGATGCACACAAACGCCATCAAATCGACCAGCAAGCATCTGTGCGCGCTCACTGTCCGCCATCTGCGAAAGTTGCGCCTTTTGCATTACCGGAAGCTCAATGACCAGACCATCAGAAAGATTCTGGCGCTCACGGGCCAGATATTCGCTCCAGTTCTCCACCTTCTGACCGTGCATACCATCAGGGTAAAAATTTGCATCCTGTACGCCTGCCGCCGCCAGCTTCTGGCCAATCGCCTTTATCATTACTGGCGCAAGATATCCGGCCCTGTATATGCGTGCTGATTTTCGGCCTTCCGGCACAATTTGCAGATTATCCAGTTCGGATAGCTGCTGCTCCCCAAGCCACACAGGAGGCTCATTATCTCCGGCCATACGCGCATCATGTTCCTGCCATTGTTTCGCGTGTGACCAGGCATCACTACCCGCAAAAATAATGACTTCTGTTTCTTTGTGTTTTATGCCGCGTGACTGCTGTTTTACGTTCGGTGCCAGTTTCATTTTTTACCCCTGAATCCTTTAATCATGGTTTTCATCTTCTGAATATTGGCGCGTGCTTTCTCCCTGCTGGTTGGTTTACTGCGGGGCGCTGCCTGTACCAGAGAAAAATCACGCCGGAACTGATAAACAGGCATCACGCAATCATATTCGTAACCTTCACGGCGGTAAGTTACGCACCGTCCCGCCACGCCCTTAATCATTACCGTGCCGCCGTACTGGTCGCGGTAAATATCACCGCGCGTAAATTTAGGGTGAGTGTTGCCACTGGCAGTTAAGCCAGAATATTTAAGTTTCATTATTTTTATTCTCCGGTGTGCTGTTCTTTATATCTGTCGTGCAATGTTTCTATTTCCTGCGATTCATTTATTACAGGCTCAAGAAGCGTTATTAATGCCGCGACAATTCGGGATTTTTCTTAAATCGACTTCTGCCACATATTCCGCATAATCAGCGGTGATATTTAGTACATCAAACCCCGTTGTTTTATTTTCTTTCGTGCCAAGTAAGAAAAAGGCCGCTCTTATCAGTTCGGATATTGACGAAAGCGCATCACTCGCATCATCAGATACGCCGGAAAATTCCTGTTTCAGGGCATTAAAACGATCATCACGCATAACCCCCCCATTTTCACAATCAGCAATCAGGATGGCTTTAGCCTCATTCAGTGCCATATCAGCACTAAATTGCATAACAGCCAGTGAGTGAGGAACGAAAGCCCCGGCATATTCTGTTTCGCTGGTGGCGTGTTTATGCGCCATGTCTGCGATAACAGAAATATTAATCAGCGCGTGCATCAGCGTTCTGATAGCTTCGGCGGCTGCGTCCGGACGGGTGTTATTGCACATGGCGCACCTCCTGACGAATACGGGCGGCGAATACAGCAACACAACCGGACGGGCAACGACTACGCGCTTCGCGTTCCGTCCAGGCGGTTACGTGGATGATTTGGGATTCTGACGCGCCAAAGATGATAAAGCGCCAGATAAAGGCAGTTTGAGAATGTACGAGGGCAGGGATAGTAGCCATGTTGGCAGCCTCTTCGTTAGGTTTAATAAACCCACCGCAGGAAACGCCAATTTCGCTGGCGGTAGACTGTACAGGGTTGGCGTAACCGGTTAACGAAGAACCCGGCGCGGATTGCTCCGCCCCCATACAGCCCACCATTGATAAGGTGTGACTATCCGGCACAAAAAAACACGCAGGGCGCGTGTTGTGCGCTTCGTTAAATACCAGGACGCCAATCCCGGCACCAGATTTTGCTGGTGCGGATAAATCATAGCCCTGGCTGGCAATGGCGATCAACTGGTTTTTCTGGCGTGCTTCCTGTTCGCTGGTGGCCTCAATGGTAATCACGCGCGGTTGTGCTGTGCTCAGGGCGATAAAACGCCAGATATATTTATTCAGGTTGTGCGAGTCCCGCCCTTGCGGGTGTATGGTATGATTTAACATAGCTACCTCGATACTCTCGTTATCGTTGGTGGTTAGAAGCCCGGTTAGTGTTAGCGCACTGCCGGGTTTCGTCGTTTCTGCACCTTGTATCAACAAGGTGTAAGACACAATGTAAAATAATAGTGTCTTACACGTCAACCCTTCAAAATAATTTTTTTTCGTGTATATTGTCTTACACCAAAAACATAAGGAGTTAGACATGGCAACAGGTCCAAAGAATGCAAAATCACAATCTGTAACTGCACGTATTGCCCATGAAATTATTGAAGGCATGGAAAACGTGAAAGAAGAAGGCGAAAGTACAGGGCAGTTTATAAGTGCAGCCATGCGCGGCGAGATCAAACGCCGCCAGCGCCGCAAGGCCAAAGAGCAGGAGTAGCTCCACCGGAATTTTTTTCCGGTTACGCTTTGCCCACCAGCCGCAAATGTGGCATTGTTGGCTATGCTCATGCGTTGGGGATAACGTGTAGCTTGTGTCGAGGGGCCACCGTAGCGGGTGGCCTTTGTTTTGCCTGTTATCCGGCAATTGTGGCGCTTCGTCACACGGTTGATATAATTCCACTGCACTGATCCATTTTTTTCGCAGCAGGTTAATTGTTCGCAAGGGCGCTCCGGCAACGGGGCGCTTTTTGTTATGTTCATCGCGTTACGCCTCACACCATTACGCAGCCGTTCCGCGCGCTTCTTCCTCGCGCTCTTTCAGCCAGGCCAGCACTTCATCTTCATACCAGCCAACACGGCGCAGACCGATTTTGAAGCCTTTCGGGAATTTTCCGGCGTTGATCATGTCCTGTAGCGAACTGTCTGCCTTGATGCGCAGAATATTTTTTACTTCCTGACGGGTAAGAATTTTTCTGATTGTTTCCACTATGTTTTACCTCGTTAATCCGGCGTATTCCGGTGATAAATACGGTAAAACAGGGCAGGGCGGGAAAAACAGTACCCACCGTTTTAAAACGGTACCCACTGTTTTTTATCTTATTGATTACGCTTTTCTTTCTGCAAAAAAATAGCGACCGCAAGGGGCCGCTATTGTGATTACCGTTTCCACTTCTTAGGTCGCCCACCGCATTTAAGGCTGGTGGGCCTCAGCACCTTGTCGATACTTTCAGCCAGATTTTTCGATGCGCCACGCGAGCGCAAAAAACTGACTACCTCGTGTTTTGTGGGGGCAGTTGATTTGTCTTCCGGATCGTACGTTGACCAGAATTCACGATTTGCCATTAAGGCCAGTTGAAGGCCTTCACCATAGGCAGGGGATACCTTTTCATTGAAAAACACTCGGATAACTCCTTGAATTTCAAGAGTCGGGTCTCTCTGTATATGGTGATTATACGATGGTTTAGCATGGTTTGCATCGCTTTTACTGGTTTTTTGTACAGTTACACGGCACGGATACCCCTTTTACCACTGGCTATGGTCACTCCGGTTGCTGCGGCCTCTACAAATTCCCCCCACCAGCGCATAAGCACCACGCGCTTTTCCAGGTAGTTACTTCGGTTATATGCTCGCCTTACCTCGTTCGTGTCCACGTGTGCGAGTGCGGCCTCGATTACGTCCGGCTCGAATCCTTCCTCGTTCGCTGCTGTGCTGAATATGGCGCGTAATCCATGAGACACCAGCACGCCAGCGAATCCCATTCGCCGCAATGCTGCGTTGGCGGTCTGGCTGTTCATAGGCTGCCGTGGGTCTTTCAGGCTAGGGAAAACGTGCTCGCGGTGGTGGCTGATTGGCTTCATGGCCTCCAGTACCGCCATAGCCTGACTACAAAGCGGGATAACGTGATCACGCCGCATCTTCATGCGTCCGGCGGGGATCGTCCATTGTTGCGCGTCCATGTCGATTTCTTCCCAGCGTGCTGACGATGCTTCAACCGGACGGGTTACAGTCAGTAGCTGCCATTCAATCAGTAATCTGGTCTGCCGTTCTGTTGCTGATACGGATAAAGCCTGCATAAGCTCCGGCAACTGTTCGGGGCGGATTGTTGGCATATGTTTTTTTACAGGGGAGGGGAACGCCTTACGCACATTCATAGCCGGATTGGCATCAATCAGCCCACTGTTGGCGGCGTAATCCATTACCTCATTAACGCGCTGTAAAACCCGCTTGAGTGTTTCCAGGTTGCCGCGCTCCTTGATGGGTGTAAGCACCTCAACGAACCTTCGGGCAGTGAGGGTATCTATTGGCGTGTTGCCGATGAACGGGAATACATATTTATCCAGCGAACGCCAGATGTCTTTAATCGTGTTGGGGGCCAGATTCTGGCTGATTTTCACCTGGTACCATGCCGCCGCCACATTTTCGAACGTGTTCCCTTGTCTTCGGGCCTCTGCCTCTCGTTTTTTCTTCTCATGGTCCTGCGGGTCAGTTCCGGCACTGATTAACGTCCTGTACTCGCTACGGCGTTTTCTGGCATCAGCCAGGGAAACATCTTCAAGCGATCCAAAACTCAGCAATATTCTTTTTTTGTCCGATGGTCGGTAGTAGGAAAATCGCCAGAGTTTTGATCCGGACGGTTTTACCAGGAGAAAAAGCCCACCGCCGTCCTGTAGGGTGTACTCCTTTTGCGCTGGTCTGGCTGCTTTGATCTGCACTGTGGTTAATGGGGGTGTTTTTCTCGCCAT